TATGGAATGGCATAGATGATAACATGTTCTTTTATGACGGCTGTGCATTTGGACCAGGTCAGTATGAGATTGTTGCAAAGTATATGAATGATGATCCGATGGCTATCATAAAAGGTAGAATTGGTCTTATTGGTTGTCATCCCGAAAGTCAACCGCATTGGTATGAGAGTTACAGTTGGATGAAAGGCAAGTATCATAATGGCAGACACCACACACAACTGTTGGAATTTGTAGATAAATTAATGAAAAAATAATAAAGGAAAAAATGAAAAAAATAATTATAGGCGTAATAGCCATGTTATCAATTGTAGCCTTTGCACAAGGCAAACAAAAGGATGGTGTCATCTATGATGCAGTTATCACCAGAGTTATTGATGGTGATACTGTAGCATTTCAGGCACCATTTCTACCTGCACCATTAAAACCGGAATTGTCGATTCGTGTGTTTGGTGTTGATACTCCTGAGAAGGGGTTTAGAGCTCAGTGTGTAAGTGAAGATCAAAGGGGACAGGCAGCTACCGCATTCACTAAAGCACAAATAAATGCATCTGCCAAACGTCAAGTCATTCTCATGGACTGGGACAAATATGGTGGTCGTGTATTGGGTGACGTTATACTTGATGGTAAGAGTTTGCGTCAAATGTTAATATCAAATGGCTTTGCTCGTGAGTACTACGGTGAGGCCAAACAAAGTTGGTGCAATTAAAATGAAAAAGATTATTAGATTTACAGCATCATGGTGCCAACCATGTAAAATAATGGCAACACAATTAGAGAACATGAAAACTAATCTACCAATTGAAGTTCTTGATATTGATATTCATCCAGAAATTGCAATGGAGTATGGTATTCGTTCCGTACCGACATTGGTTATGATGGAAGAGAATACAGTATTGAAGCGATTAGTCGGAGTTAAAACACCACCAGAATTAAGGGATTGGATCAATGATTAAGAAAACGGAAACAAGATTGACAGATGAAAGAAATAGTTTCAAGCCTTTCAACTATCCATGGGCATATGACGCATGGTTGAAACATGAGCAATCACATTGGTTGCACACAGAAGTTCCAATGGCAGAAGATGTGAAAGATTGGAAAAAGAAGTTGTCAACCGAAGAAAAACAATTCCTGACACACATCTTCCGATTCTTCACACAAGGCGACATTGATGTGGCCGGTGGTTATGTTAAAAATTATCTGCCATATTTTCCACAACCAGAAGTTCGTATGATGTTGATGGGTTTTGCTGCAAGAGAAGCATTGCATGTGGCCGCATACAGTCATTTGATTGAAACACTTGGTTTACCAGAGACAACATATAACCAATTCTTAGATTATCAGGAGATGAAAGACAAACACGATTATGTTTTGGATATCTCTAATAAGAATGGTGACCTTTCTAGTACTGCTACTCACATTGCTGTTTTTTCCGCTTTTACCGAAGGTATGCAGCTTTTTAGTTCTTTTATCATGTTGCTTAATTTTCCACGACACGGGAAAATGAAAGGCATGGGTCAGATCGTTACTTGGTCTATCGTTGATGAAACAATGCACGCCGAATCAATGATTAAATTGTTCCGTACATACATTGAAGAAAATAAAGAAATCTGGAACGATGAACTCAAAGGTAAGATATATACAATTGCTGAGAAGATGGTTCAGCTAGAAGATAAATTTATTGATTTAGCTTTCAGTATGGGTCCTATGGAAGGACTAAGCAATGCTGATGTTAAACAATACATTCGTTATATTGCTGACCGTAGACTGATTAGTCTTGGACTAAAAGGCATCTTCAAAGTGAAGAAGAACCCATTGCCTTGGGTTGAAGAAATGATTAATGCGCCAACACATACCAATTTCTTTGAGAATCGTGCAACAGACTATGCTAAAGGAGCACTGTCGGGAAATTGGGGTGATGTTTGGGCCAAAGCTGCTTAAAGGAACAAAATGGGAACAAAAACAATAACAGCAGAGTGTACAAACTGCGAATCGAGCTATGACATGATTTATATGGAAGAATTAGTATCAGAAGAATATCCGGAGTTTTGCCCGTTCTGTGGTGAAACCATCGAATCATTATCCGAAGAAGAATATATAGATGAGGATGATGATTCTGATGAGGACAAATGGGAATAAACTGGACATACAAAGATAAAGATTTTACAGAAGATTTAATTGGTGACAATTATGGATTCGTGTATTTGATAACGAACAATGTAACTAATAAAAAATACATTGGTAAAAAATTCTTCTATTCTTCAAAGACAAAACAAGTAAAAGGCAAGAAGAAGAAATTTAAAGTTTCTTCCGACTGGCAAACTTACTATGGTAGCAATGAGGAATTGAAAAAAGATGTTATAATGCATGGACAAGATTCTTTTAGCCGAGAAATCACACATCTATGTAAAAGCAAAGGTGAATGTGGTTATCTTGAGGCCAAAGAACAATTTGTAAGAGGTGCTCTGGAAACAGATGACTATTACAATTCTTGGATTATGGTAAGAGTAAGAAAGTCCCACATTAAAGGTTTACAATGTTAGAATACTTGAAGGATATTGAGGAATATGATGCTTTGTTTTTTATGCCTCATCCAGATGTAGATATACACATTCAGTCAAATAGATACAAGAATCCTGGTACACCAATAGATGTTGGCTCTGTTGGCCAGAGTTGGCATGTTTTGTTGTTTAAATGCAACGATGAAACCGACACAGTGGAAAACTTGGATGCATTTGATGCGGTACTAAGTGATCCTAGAGAGTATATCTCAACATTAATACCACAAGGTTGGTTCGGAATAGTTGCCAAAAAAACAACCACATCCAATTCTTTTATCTCAGATGCGCTTGACAAGATCAAGAGTATGATGTAAAATAGAGTCTTTGAAACTGAAAGTATATTATGATTCTCGTTGACCTTAACCAGGTACTATTGTCCGGACTGATGGCACAAATTGCCAGTCAAAAAGGTGTTAAGTTAGAAGAAGGTCTTATCAGACATATGATCCTGAACATCATCAGGACCCACCTAAAGACGTTCCGTAAAGAATACGGCGAGGTTGTACTATGCAGTGACAACCGTAAATACTGGCGCAAGGAGTTCTTTCCTTTCTACAAGGCCGGTCGCAAAAAGACAAGAGAGAAATCAGACCTTGACTGGCACATGATTTTTGACATGCTTTCCAAATTCAAACAAGAGTTGCGTGATAACTTTCCATACAAAGTTGTTGATGTTGAGGGAGCAGAAGCGGATGATATTATTGGTACACTTGTGCCTCGTCACATCATGCACGAAAACATCTTAATCATTTCAAGTGATGGTGACTTTCTACAATTACAGATGTATAATGGTAGAAGTGAATTTACCGTTAAGCAATATAATCCTGCACAAAAGAAATTTATCATTTCAGAAAATCCAATTGCTGAATTGAAAGAAAAAATCATCCGTGGTGATAAGGGTGATGGTATACCAAATGTATTGTCGGCATCGGATTGTTTTGTCCGTGATATTCGTCAAACACCTATCAACAAAGGTAAATTCGATAAGTTGATGGAAAAAGATTATGGCCTATGGGAAGATGAGAATGCTAGAATTGGTTATTCTCGTAACCAGACACTCATTGACTTGAGAAACATACCAGGCGATATTAAAGAGAAAATCATAAATACTTATGAAGAAACTAAACCAGCATCCAAAGGTAAAATTTTGGATTATTTGATTGCAAACAAACTGAAAAGTTTAATTGATGTTATTGAGGAATTTTAATGAAACCGTTATATGAAGTATTTGATTCGTTTGAGAACTGTCAAAACAAAAAAGAGAGAATGGATGTACTTGGCCAAAACTTGTCACAAACACTAGTGGATGTTTTCAAATTGGCATATCATCCAGATGTTCAATGGAAAGTAAAAGAATTACCAGAAAATTATAAAGTGCCAACAGATATGTTGCCTGGTATTACGCACGATAGCTTAGCCCATCAGTTGCGTAGACTGTATATGTTTCAAGTTGGCAATCAAACAGCTGAAACTTTGTCGGATAAACGAAGAACCGAACTTTTGATTCAAATGTTAGAATCAATTGAACCAAGAGAAGCAGAAATCTTATTGGGTATCTTCCAAAAAGATTTAGGAGTAAAAGGGTTAGACTACAAATTTGTAAAAGAGGCATTTCCAAACCTTCTACCATAATGGATAAAGAAAAGATAATTATCGTATCCGGTGAATTTGATCCTATCTCATATAATGAATTTAAATTATTAAAAAAATGCAAGTCAAAGTGTGATTGGCTTGTCGTTGGCATACATTCTGATGCTTACATGAAGTTACTCAGAAATGGTTATAAAAACACAATCGACCAAAGAAAAGAAGTGGTGGAAAGTTTTCCATTTGTTGATGAGGTGTTCACATACAATGATAAAGATGGAACATCATGCAATTTATTGAAATTAATTAAAATGTGTTACCCAATGTCGAATATAATCTATGTGTCACAAACAGACATAACAAATATGCCAGAATCTCGTATTCGTGGCATAACCTTTGAGACTATTAAATAAGGAGTTAAATTAAAGTGTCAAAATTTTCAGGTAAGTTTCGCAATTACGATGATGATGAAAATATGAATTTTCAACCAAGAAAAAAGAAAAAAGATCAACAAAAAACCACAAGAAAAAAGTCTAATTATGATGATTATGACTTTTTCACTGGTTTTGAAGATTATCAAAAGCCTGCCAGAAGAAAAGCAAGACAATTTGGTTAATCCCTAGTGTTGTTTCTATGCAACACACATATTGACAAATATCCTGAATAGTGTATAATACACTCATTCGTTGGAGAAATTTTATGATGTTCTATGTACGCACACCCAAGTCCAAGGCCAAAAAAGTGCCAAAGGCTAAACTCGAGCAGTACGAAAAATGGTTGCAATCACACCAACCAACAAAATCCCTTAAAATTGAAAAAACCAACAACTCGTTGTCTGGTTATAAACTGTCAGCGCCTGTTGGCCGTGAAACCAAGCAGTACAAATCGTTAAATACTGGTGAAGTTGGTGCAACCAAAGCTGCGGCAAAGATTTATACCGGCACAAACATGTTAGGTATTGCAACAATGCACAAATCCAACGCTGTTCCTGTGTTTAACAGTGAGTCGGCCGTAGAAATTTCAAACATGAGGCGCTAAAATGAGTAAAAAAATGAGTTTTGTTGTAAAATTGCAACGACCGGTGTGTCGAACACCAATCAAGCCTGTGCAAGCGCATAAAAATGACGCAAAATACAGTCGTAAAAATGATAAAAAGACAATTTTGTCGCAAATCGCTGAGCTAGGAGACAAAAATGTCGCAAAATACTGAGCCAAAACAAGAACCGATTGAGTGGAAACCTTTGGATGAAGTTGTTCGTAAATGGGCAGTCATGTCCCAATTCGAAAAAGATCAGGATTGGTACAAAAAAATGAAGGAACAGTACGAATGAACAAAGTTTTCAACTATGAAGATATTTTTGAAGATATTCCTGGCGATCCGGACAATATTTTGCTAAAATTTCCTCCGGAAATGTTGGAAGAAACCGGCTGGAAAGAAGGTGACACAATTAAAATTGAAATTGTTAACGGAAGTTTACATATTTCGAAAAATGATGTTGCAGAAAAACAACTTAACCTTGATTTTTGATTGAATGTGTGATATAATAGAGTTATCACACAGGAGTTTACATGCAATTAATTGAATCTAAATCGTTGTTAGCCAAATTGATGGCTACTGAGAACCTAACAGTCGAACAACGCCCGGTACAAACAGCATCCTTTGATGTTCAAAATCGTATTCTTACTGTACCAATACTGGACAAAAACATATCTGGTGTTATCTATGATTTGTTCATGGGCCATGAAGTTGGCCATGCCCTCTACACTCCAATGGAGGGTATGATTAAAGTTAAACAGTTAAAACTAAACAGTGATGTTGCCAATGTGGTTGAAGATTCCCGCATCGAGCGCAAAATCAAATACAAATATCCTGGTCTCAAAAATTCTTTTGTCAAAGCTTACCAAGAGCTTATGGACAAAGATTTCTTTGGTGTGAAAGGTTCAGACCTTGACAAATTAAATTTCCTTGATAGAATTAATCTCCACTGCAAAGGCGGAGCAGCATTGCGTATTCAATTCAATGATGTTGAGCGTGGTTTGGTTCAAGAAGTTGAAACCACCGAAACCTATGATGATGTAATTGAAGTTACCAAGAAAATCATTGATTACATGAAGAAGCAATTTGAGGAAGAAGAAAAGCAAAAAATAAAAGTCCGGGTTATAGCTGAATATGGAGATGATGATTCGGAAGATGGTGAAGATGATAAATCTGGTGAAGAAGATTTTGATTTGGATTTGGAATTCGAATTAGGTGATGACAGTGCTGGCCTTAAACCAAAAGAAGATACTGGAGAAGGAAAAACAATAAACGCTTCTGGCTCAGCACCAGAAGAAAATATGGATGAAAAGATTGAAGAAAAAATCAAGTCCCATACCGATGAAGCTTTCCGCAAAAATGAAAAGAAGTTATTTGAATCTAAGCCTGGAACTTATGCATATGCCAATATTCCGCAATTAGATACAAAATATATTTTCGACCATAAAGCTTTGTGGAAGAAATACAAAGATGAAGGTTATTATACTTGTCCAGAATCTTATGTGAAAATTCGAAACGAAAGCAATAAGGTAGTTTCTTATCTTGTCAAAGAATTCGAAATGCGTAAGAACGCAGACCAATTGAAGCGTGCTTCTGTTGCGAAAACTGGTGACTTGAATATGAATAAAATCTTTTCATATCAATTCAACGAAGATATTTTCAAAAAGGTTACAGTTGTGCCTGGTGGAAAATCACATGGTCTTGTGATGTTTCTTGACTGGTCAGGTTCGATGGTTGAACACATCGGCAATACCGTCAAGCAATTAATTAACCTTGTGTTATTTTGCAAGAAGGTTAATATACCATATGAAGTGTATTGCTTTGTTGAAGATACCGATCCTCAATACATGGTAAAACAAGAGATTGTAAAAGGCGACCTCCGTTTGAGGAGTTTTGGTCTATGCAATTTGTTATCAAGTAGAATGAACAGTGCAGAATTTACTTATGCAGCTTCCGCTCTTATGTATATGGCAGGTCTTTCGAAAAATCAGAACAGACCTGGAGTTACTCCATACTGGTTGTCATTATCCGGAACACCATTGAATGAAGCAATCATTTATTCAATGTCAATTGTTCCAGAGTTTCAGAAAAGAAACAAACTGCAAATTGTGAACACCATCTTTTTGACGGATGGTGAAGGCCATGCTTTGCGTGAAGTGTTTGATGTTACCGATAATAGATATGTGATGGGCAGACAAATCAAAGCCGAAACTTTGGTTATTCGTGATCCAATCACTAAGAACCAGGAATCAATGGACTTTAAGGCATTCTACGAAGAACAGTCCAAAGCTTTGATTAAATTGTTAAAGGCTAGAACTAACTCTAATGTGATTGGTTTTTATGTTATCGGTGGCCGTGATTTTGGTCGCAGAGTGGTACAATGGTTCCCGAAACAAAATAACCATGAAGAAATAAAAGCAGATTTCCGTAAAAACAAATTTATGGTACTTGAGAATAGTGGATATGATGAATATTATATTCTCCGTTCTGGCGCCCTAGATACGGAAGAAGATTCAACTTTTGAAGTAAAAGATAATTCTACAATCAGAGGTATTGCATCGGCTTTTGCGAAACACAATGGCAATCGAATCGGTAGTCGTGTGGTATTAAATCGCTTTATTAAACTAGTAGCTTAAAAGGAATTAAAATGAGTAATTATTCAGAATTTGTTAATGTTGATAGAAAAGCAACACTCACCCGTTTAGACCAAGGTCTTATGACACAGTGGGTTGTTGAAATGTATATTGACAAGAGAGTTATTCAAAAGGTAACATTGGGTGACCAACATAAGGCCAAATCACTGGCAGAAAATTTTGTTCGTAATAACGGGCAAGCAGTACAAACATTGCTCAGTGAATTTGTATGAAAATCGACAAACAGACTAAAGAGGTTTTTTGTATTGCACAGGAAGAATGTGCCGAAGTTACGCAAGCCATTTCGAAAATATTCCGTTTTGGTTTTGATTCGGTACATCCTGTAACCAATAAGACAAACCAACAAAGTCTGGAGGAAGAAGTCGGTGATTTACTTGCAATGATTGACATTATGATGGAAAAGTGTATAATATCAGATTCCAAAGTTAATGCCGCTCGTCAGGCAAAAAAAGAGAAACTTAAAATTTGGTCAAGTATTGAGGTGTAATATGGATTATGATTATGAACGATTTGAGGAACTGATACAAAACCTTTTAGAGGACATGTATTATGATGCAGATGACTTGACGATTGGTGAAGATATCTCACACATACCTGAAGTCAAAATTATCTTTGATGGTTATGGTGATTTGGAAGATGAGGATGAAGATGGTGAATATCGTTACACCGAAGGTGGCAACACCAACATGGAATCTTATGCAATCTTTATACACAAAGATTCTCTGACCAAAGACTTTGTATTTCCGCCGCATGATGTATATGCTTTTACCTTTGGTTCAATGTTACAACATCGACCAAAAGAGGAAGTGTGTATCTATGCATGGCATGATGTAATAGATGGTTCATGGGAAATTCTTCCATTGGAAGATAGATTGTCGGAAGATAACTCAATGAACGAAGAAGATGTTATGAAAATTTTGGAAGGATTGTATGTCAAATATTATGCATAAATTGATGGACAAACTTGGCCGTTATCGGTTGATTTTGGATAGAGTGACAAAAGAACCGTACATGCATCGGTACTATTTGTTTCTCAAAGACCGCAAATGGTTTCCTTTTAATGTGGTATTGCACAAGATTATGAAATCAGATGAACCTGTTTTCCATGACCATCCATGGCCATTTATGACCATCATCATCAAAGGCGGTTATTGGGAACACACACCAGTCTTGGACGATAATGGTAGACAGATTGCAGACATTACACAATGGCGTGGTCCTGGTTCAATCATCAAGCGTGGTTCAAAAGAGTACCATTGGTTAGAACTACACAACAATGAACCAGTAACAACATTGTTCTTTATGGGTCCACAACTCCGTGAATGGGGTTTCCTCAAAGATAAGTGGATACATAATGAAGAATACTTGAAACAAAGATTGGCAAAATGAGTGATGAACAGGTTATGGCCATATACGAAAAGTTGAAACAACATTTTGGTGATAAACTTCCAGACCCAGAACATAGTCCACTTCAATTTGCATACTTTGTGAAGATATACAAATATTATCACGGAGGTTCATTATGAGTAGATTGTTAAGTGAAATACAAGATTTGGGTTATTACATGAGGGATCCACGCATGGATGGTTTCTCACAGTTTACTGCCAAACAAAGGATTTATGAAGTACTATGGGAATGTGAGAAACAATTAAAAGATTCACCAACATTTTCTATAGAGGAAGAATGGCTCAATGAGAATCGAAAATCGAATTAAAGAATATCAGATTCAACAAAGGCTTTTGCAGGATCGCCGGCAAGAAGCTCATGTACAAGAGAAAAGAATTCTTGAGGAAAAGCGCAAAGAGAGAACTCGTCAAATTAATAAACATCGTATAGATGTATACGCATAAGAATAAAAAATGGCCAGAATTATAATTGGTAAAGATATTATATTGGGTAACGGAATAAAAGTTGGTAGTTGGAACACATTACCATCTGGAGGAACCATAACAACAAGTGGTAGTTACACGATACATACATTCACATCAAATGGTACATTCTTAATGCCGCAAGATATTGGTACTGTGGACATTTTATTAGTTGGTGCTGGTGGCGGCAGTGTTGGTAACGGAACAAACGGTGCAGGCGGCGCTGGTGGTGTAGTATATAAATCTACATACACTTTATCTCCTGGCGCTTATACAGTAAGTATTGGCCAAGGTGTTGCTGGTGCAAATGGTCAAGATACCTCAATCACCGAATCAACATTCTCATTAGTAGCAATAGGTGGCGGTAGAGGCGGCGTTGGAGCCGGCGGCGCAGGTTCATCGG